TAAAGTCGTTTGTCTCTAAGCTGAGAATGAACGGAGTTAAAATATGAAGCGTGTGAGAAAGTGGACTAAGGCAGAAAAAGAATGGCTAGGGTATAAGCGCAAACTAGCAAACAATAATATGGAGGTGTCGTTATCAAAAGCACCGTGGGCAGAGGGAGAACAGCATGACAAACATGACGAAGAAGGAAGAGAAGGTATGGAATTATCTTCTGAAGAACAGACAAGCAGAAAACGCCGAGGTAGCAAACGCGTGTGACGTTGACATACACTTTGTAAAAAATCTTATATCGCGGATCAGTTCAGAAAACTGGAGAGAAGAAGTGTCCACAATGCCAATGTGGGATCGTGCAAAAGTATTAGACACGGCTAAAAACTACGTCACGAAAGATCGTGCAGCAGACCACGGCGACATGGAAGATAACTTTCAGCGCATCGCCTTATACTGGAACGCACACCTTGGACTGATTGATTTTATAAAGACAGAAGATGTTGCAGCGATGATGGCGTTACTCAAGATCGCTCGTATACATTCTAATCCTACACACATAGACAACTGGGTAGACGCCTGTGGGTACATGGCTTGTGGCGGCGAGGTAGTAAATAAAATTACGGAGAAAAACAATGACTGATGAACTCAGAGATATGCTTCTGGAATACTTACGAGACATGACAAGACGTGGTGATTACCAAGCAAAACTTTTATTGAGTTTACTGGAAGAGTAATGGATGTTTATACCTTAGACTTTGAGACTTACTACGCTCAAGATTACTCGTTATCGAAGATGACAACCGAAGAGTATGTTCGGGACAGGCGGTTTGAAGTAATCGGTCTAGCCATTAAAAAGAACGATAAATCTACTAAGTATGTAAGTGAACCAGGGCTAATCAAACGTTTGCTATCACACATAGACTTCTCTGACTGTGCTATCTTGTGTCATAATACCATGTTTGATGGAGCGATACTGAGTTGGCATTACGGTATCAAACCGAAAGCATGGTTCGATACGATGTATATGGCACGTGCTCTGCATGGTGTGGAGACAAGTGCATCACTCAAAGCGGTAGCAGAACGCTATAGTATCGGAGTCAAAGGGTCTGAAGTTCACAACGCCAAAGGTAAACGCCGTGCCGATTTCACTGCGGAAGAGACCGCACGGTATGGCGAGTATGCCAAGAACGATGTTGAACTAGCATATAAACTCTTTAAAATTATGGGGGCTAAGTTTCCACGTAGCGAACTGAAGCTGATTGACCTGACCCTGCGTATGTTTATTGAGCCTATGCTTGATCTGGATCTTGGACTACTGGAACAACATCTTGAAGATACAAGAGATCGTAAAGACAAGTTGTTACGTGATGCAAACGTCACTGACAAGAAGGACTTGATGTCCAATCAGAAGTTCGCAGACATGCTACAAGGGCTTGACGTAGAACCACCCATGAAGATCAGCGCCACGACAGGCAAGCAGACCTACGCCTTTGCGAAGTCCGATGAAGATTTTAAAGCTTTACAAGAACATGATGACGACAGGGTGCAGTCATTGATAGCCGCACGTCTGGGTAACAAAAGTACCTTAGAGGAAACACGTACAGAGAGGTTTATAGGTATATCTAAACGTGGGCTTCTCCCTGTACCCGTAAGATACTACGCCGCGCATACAGGTAGATGGGGTGGGGCTGACAAGATTAACTTGCAAAACCTGCCGAGTCGAGGACCGAATGGTAAGAAATTAAAGAAGGCTATCATCGCACCCAAAGGCTATACGATTGTAGAAGCTGACAGCGCACAGATAGAGGCGCGAGTGCTTGCATGGTTTGCAGGGCAAGATGAACTAACCACTGCGTTTGCCAATGGCGAGGATGTGTACGTCAAGATGGCTGCACGTATATATAACTGTGAGGAAGGAGACGTAACAAAAGATCAACGGTTTGTTGGTAAGACTACGATCCTTGGTGCAGGGTATGGCATGGGAGCTGAGAAGTTTGGTGTGCAGCTAAAGACATTTGGGTTTGAAGTACCACCACACGAAGCGCGTCGCATCATACAGATTTATCGTGATGCTAATTATAAAATAAGTAAAGTGTGGCGTGACGCTAATTACATGGTGCAGCAATTAGCAAATGGTAGAGCCGCAAAGTTTGGGCGTAGTGGCATTGTCACTGTAGACGCAGCAAACAATGCGCTTATCATGCCTAATGGTCTTAGCATTTTTTACGAACAGTTATACGCAGAGCAAGCCGAAAAGGGTTTGGAGCATAGCTACAAAACTCGTAGAGGGCGTACCAGAATATACGGCGGCAAGGTAATAGAGAACGTGTGTCAAGCATTAGCTCGTTGCATTATAGGCGAACAAATGTTAAGAATAAGTAAGAAATACAAAGTGGTGTTAACAGTACACGATTCGATTGTATGCTGTGTTCCTGATAAAGAAGTAGATGAAGCACGACAACACGTGGAGACTTGTATGAGAGAGACACCCGATTGGGCGGCAGGACTACCTATAGACTGTGAAAGCGGTATAGGCAAATCATATGGAGACTGTGAGTGAACATCGCACCTTGGTCGTTTAGTAAAGCGAAAGCGTTTGAACAATGCCCTAAACAGTTTTACCACGAAAAGATTTTAAAGCAGTATCCTGTTAAAGAGACGGATGCCATGAGATATGGCACAGACTTTCATAAGGCTTGCGAAGATTACATCAAATCAGAAGTGCCTCTTCCTAAAAAATTTGATTTTATACAGTCAACTCTTGATGCTCTTAACAACAAACGCGGTGTTAAAATATGTGAACAGAAGCTAGGTCTGACTGCTGACCTAGAGCCGTGTGGGTTTTTCGACAAACGTGTGTGGTTCAGAGGTATAGCTGACCTAGTAATCCTAGACGTGTTGGCAGGTGTTGCATGGGTAGTAGATTACAAGACAGGTAAATCATCAAAGTATGCTGACAAAGGGCAGCTAGAACTGATGGCTTTAATTATATTTAAACACTACCCACAAGTAACAAAGGTTAAAGCAGGACTTCTTTTTGTAATAGCAAAAGGTTTAATAAAAGCTGAGTATGAAATTGACTCAGAACCAAATCTCTGGGAGAAATGGTTAGGGGTATATGGTAGGATGGAAAAAGCATTTGAAGTAGACGTATGGAATCCACGCCCTTCTGGGTTGTGTAAACGTCACTGTCCAGTGCTTGAATGTGCTCATAATGGGAGAAACTAATGCCATACACTAAAACAAAACGTCCTTATAAGAAGGAATACGAGCAACAAAAGAAACGTGGCGAGCATGAAGATCGTATGGAACGCCAACGTGCTAGACGTAAAATGGATAAGAAAGGCGTAGATAAGAACAAGAACGGTAAAGCTGATAAACGAGAAGGCAAGGACATTGCCCACAAGAAACCGCTAAGTAAAGGCGGAAAAAACAAAGACGGTGTGAAGGTACAAAGCCGCAAGAAAAATCGTGCAGCAGGGGGTGCTATGAGCAGCCCTAAGAAGAAGCGGTAGTGTTTCACTACCACGGAGAACAACATGAAGATAATTAGGGATAAGGCAATATTGCTGAAAGTCCGTAATCCTAAACAGATCACGACTGTAATCCCAAAGAGCAAGGAGTTGTCAATGAATGAAGTCGTTGTAAATTGGGGGCTTGACGAAGCCCATACCCTACGTGGGTTAAATATAAACGTGCCGTCACCCATTACTAAACGCTACACCTGGCCTGGGCAGTATAAGCCCTTTGACCACCAGAAGGTCACATCGTCATTTATGACTATGAATAAAAAGTCTTTTTGTTTTAACGAACAGGGCACAGGCAAAACCGCGTCTGCAATATGGGCTGCGGATTATCTAATGACACAAGGTAAAGTAAATCGTGTGTTGGTAATCTGTCCTCTATCTATAATGGATTCGGCATGGCGTAACGACTTGTTTGCGTTTGCAATGCACAGAAGTGTGGACGTTGCTCATGGTAGCAAAGACAAACGAAAGAAAATTATAAATAGTGGGGCTGATTTTGTAATTATAAACTACGACGGTGTAGAGGTTGTCAAAGACGAGATAGCAAACGGTGGGTTTGATTTGTTTATTGTGGACGAGGCTACACACTACAAAAATGCACAAACGAAGAGATGGAAGACCCTCAACAAACTAATCGGTGATAACGATTGGCTATGGATGATGACAGGTACGCCTGCTGCACAGAGTCCAGTAGATGCCTATGGCTTGGCAAAGCTAGTGAATCCACTGTCTGTACCTAGATTTTTTGGATCGTGGCGTGACATGGTTATGTGGAAAGTCACTCAATTCACATGGAAACCTAAAGACACATCAAAAGATACGGTCTTCAAGGCGTTGCAGCCTGCAATTCGTTTTACAAAAGACGAGTGTCTTGACCTACCTGACATGGTATATACTAAACGTTTTGTAGAGATGACAAAACAGCAACAACAATACTATGACATGTTACGTAAAAGAATGGTCATGCAGGTGGCAGGAGAAGATGTTACAGCCGCCAATGCCGCGATCAATTTAAACAAGCTCCTACAGATAAGTGCAGGTGCGGTGTACACCGATGACGGTGACACAGTGCAGTTCGATATAAAGAATAGATACCAAGCATTGAAAGAAGTAATAGACGAGAGCAGCCAGAAGATACTGATATTTGTACCTTTTAAACACGCCATTGATTTGCTTATGGAGAAGCTTACTCGTGACGGCGTAACGTCTGAGATGATACGAGGAGATGTTTCTGCAAGTAAACGTACTGACATCTTTGCTCGCTTTCAACACGATCCAGATCCCAAAGTATTAGTGATACAGCCACAAGCAGCAGCGCATGGGGTTACGCTTACAGCAGCAAACACTGTTGTGTGGTGGGGACCGACATCGTCACTAGAAACATATGCACAAGCAAACGCACGTGTTCATCGATCTGGACAGAAGCATAAATGCACTGTGATACAGTTGGCAGGGTCGGCTGCGGAAAAACGTATTTACCGAATGCTAGACGCTCGTATCAACATACACACAGAAATGATAAATTTATATAAAGAAATACTTGACTAAGTAGTATAAGTTACTATATGTCAGATATATAAATATATAATGGAGAACATAAATGGCGGTATCAGTCGAAAGGCTTACAAAAGCTTACATCAAAATACGTGACAAGCGTTCGGAGTTGTCTGCCAAATTCAAAGAAGAAGATGGCGGTCTTGCTGAAAAGCAAGATAAGATTAAACGTGCTTTGCTAGGATATTGTAAAGAGCAAGGCGTGGACAGTGTAAGGACTCCTGCGGGATTATTCTATCGCACTGTCAAACAACGTTATTGGACGAGCGATTGGGATTCTATGTATGGCTTTATTGCAAAGCATGATCTCCTTGAGTTCTTTGAGAAGCGTTTAAATCAAACCAATGTACGACAATTTATAGAAGAGAATCCTGAGTTAGTTCCTTCAGGTCTCAATGTAGATTCGGAGTACGTCATCTCTGTGAGGAAAAAATGAACGAAGATACTCCATATGTAAACATTAACAAGGTTGCAGATTACTTCCAAGTATCTGTGTCAACCGTCCGTAAGTGGGTAAACAACGACTACATACCTGACAATACATACATAAAAATCGGTGAAGTCTATAGGTTTAGACTAGACGATGTAGAGTCTGCACTATCAGAAGCAAGCAAAACAGGAATGGCTGAATAATGTCTGATATGGCACTTACTAAAAGCACGATGAACCAGATTACCTTGGGGGGTAAACGTTTTAGCAGGTCTATAAACGGGGAAGGTATCGGTGCTGTTGATAGCCCGATGAACGTGATAATAGTAAATGCCGCAAAGTTGGCTCGTACCTATTATAAAGATGAGTACGATCCAAGAAGTCCATCTGCTCCGACATGTTGGTCGCCAGATACGCAAGTACCATCCGTTGATGTGCCGACAGATCAAATACAGTCTGCTCGATGTATGGACTGTCCGCAAAACATCAAAGGATCAAGTGACGGTGGTGGTCGCGCTTGTAGGTTTTCTCAACGCCTAGCTATCCTTCTGGAAGGGCAGATGGACACAGTTTATCAAATACGAATCCCTGCTACCTCTATCTTTGGCAATGCCAAGGATGGTAATATGGGTATGCAGGCATACGCAAAATATCTTCATAAGCACAAGACACCGTCTATAGCTGTGGTGACACAGATGCGCTTTGATGATAGAATCGATTCACCCAAATTGTTTTTCAAAGCCGTTCGTGCACTTGAAGAACAAGAGCTTCAGATAGCTTTGAAGCAGAAGAGCAGCCATGCGGCAAGCATTGCTGCGCTACAAACCGTAGCGATCCCAAAAGAGGACGCTATAAATAAGTCTCCGTTTACGGCAGTAGACGGGTTTGAGTATAACAAAGGAGAAGACTAATGGCAGAAGCCAAACCTATGCACTTAATTAAGAACGTTACAGCTATGTATCCACGTCTGGATCAGACATACAGATACGATAGGGATATCCCACCAAGGGGTAAAACTGTACCTTGTGGCCCAACAGAAGAGAATGCGAAATACGAAATGGATTTTCGCATGACCGAAGCACAGGCAAAGGAGCTGTATAAAATCATGGTAGCCGCATATAAAGAACAAGCGTCTGCTGACTGGCCTGCTATGCCCAAGCACACAGACGTGTTTGAGGTAGACATGGACGGTGGTTATATTGGTTCAGTACAACTTAAAGGACAGTATAAAGGTAAAGTAACAGATCCACCTCTGCATGTAGATGCGAAGAACAGGAAGTTACCTCCGTCTTTTAAGCTTACTCATGGCAGCACTATAAACATTGGAGTTACTCTTGTGCCTTATAGTATGAGTTCACACGGAGTATCGTTAAGAGTAAAAGCCGTGCAAGTGTTAGAGCTTGCTGAGAAGAAGCAATACTCTCCATTTGAAGCACAAGATGGTTTCTCTGTAGAAGAGGACGATGCTTCAGCCGTGTTTGAAGATGTGGTTGATTCTGCACCTGTTGAGGCAGATGAGATTCCCGAACCGAAGAAGGTCGCCAAAAAGAAAGAGGTAGCTGCTCCCTCTAACGAAGAGGATGATCTTTCGGCTCTTGTTGATGACTGGGATGACTAAGAAGGTAAGGGGGAACTTCTTATCCTAACATTAACAAGAGAGTGTCGTGGTGAGGTAGACTCTTATCAAACCTCACCACGATTCATTTTGGAGCAGCAACAATGGAAACAACAGATTTTTTGGGGAGAGTACTAAGCGACAGCGGTCATTACTGTATGTTTGTCGCTAGAAGCAGAGATAACAAGAGAATACAAAAGTTTTACGATACTATCGAAGAAGTAGAACGAGCCGCAAGCAAGTTTAACTCCGATGGATTCGATGTCTACTTTGCACTTAGTACATTCAAAGAACCCACAAACCGAAAGGGCGACAACGCACACGAACTTAAATCCTTGTTCTTGGATTTAGACTGCGGTCCTTCAAAAGAATATCCCACGCAGCAAGCAGCAATCGAAGCGTTGCGTAGTTTCTGTAAACAACTCTCTCTGCCTAGACCTACAATGGTCAACAGTGGACGAGGTGTACACGTATACTGGAGCCTTACCGAATCAGTTTCGGCAGAGGAATGGGTGAGTGTAGCAGAGACATTAAAGCAGGCTTGCGTCGATAACGGACTACTCGCAGACCCTGCCGTGACAGCAGATGTGGCACGTATATTACGTGTGCCGAATACGCATAATTATAAAGATGATCCGCCTCTAGCGGTGGAATTGTTTGGTGTAGACATGCCAGAACCTGTTGTACTGTCTGAGTTTGTCGCCAAGCTTGGCGTGTTGAAGCCAGTTACCAACCTAGACTTGGGTACTGACGCGCTATACGAAGCGTATGCTGACAACTCAGAAAATGTTTTTAAGACAATTATAAAAAAGACTATCGAAGGACGTGGATGTGAGCAGCTACGGTTTATAGCTACAAAGCAAGAAGAAGTTAGCGAACCCCTGTGGAGAGCAGGGCTATCTATTACAAAATTCTGTATAGATGGGGACAAGGCAGCAGAAAGAATATCTGATAGGCATCCTGATTATAGTGAAGATGGGATGCGTAAGAAGGTAGACGAGATAAAAGGTCCGTATACATGTGCACGTTTTGACGAACTAAACGAAGGAGTGTGCACAGAATGTCCTTTATGGGGCGAGATAAAGTCACCGATTGTATTGGGCAAACGTATTAAAGCAGCGCAGGGTTCAGCAACGGTATCTGCACCTGTTGCAGGTAAAAAGCAAAGCAAAGAGTTTGATATACCAGAATACCCCTCACCATACTTTAGGGGGGTAGCAGGTGGCGTATTTATGCGTAGCAGCAACGCTGATGGAGACATAGAAGAAGAGGTGATATATCATCATGATATATACATCACTCGTAGGTTGCATGATGAAGAGCTTGGCGAGACATTAGTATTTCGACTACACTTACCAAGAGATGGTGTACGTCAGTTTAGTGTGCCACTTACGCATGTGACTTCAAGAGAAGAGTTTCGTAAGAGCATGGCGCGAGAGGGCGTAACTGCATGGGGAAGGAGTCTAGATAAGCTTATGGCATATACAACAAAGTGGGTCGATGAATTACAGAAAACATCTATGGCAGACGAAGCACACAGACAGTTTGGTTGGGTCGATGACGATATGGAAGAGTTTGTACTTGGAGATAAACTTATCACTGGTGCAGAGATTAGCTACAACCCTCCATCATCTAAGACAGCAGGGCTTATAGATGCGTTTGAACCAAAAGGTTCGCGTGAGAAAAGCATAGACATGCTAAACTTCTACGACAGAGCAGGGTGGGAGTTACATCAATACATCGTCGGCGTCGGATTCGGCTCGCCTCTGATGGCTTTGACAGGGCTAAACAGCATGGCGGTGCATCTGCATGGCGGCACAGGCGTAGGTAAAACAACAGCACAGATGGCTTGCTTATCTCTATGGGGCAACCCAGAAGATCTGATGAACGCCAAAGATGATACACACAACGCTAGGATGAACCGTGGTGAAGTGATGCACAGTCTACCTCTGGTGTCAGATGAGATGACAAACATATCAAGTATGCAAATGTCTGAATATGTTTACCAAGTATCGGGGGGACGCCAGAAGAACCGTCTCGCTTCAAACGGTAACATAGAAAGAACTCGTGGTAAGCCTTGGCAGTTACTAGCTCTAAGCTCTGGGAATACCAGTGCGTGGGAGATACTGAGTCGAGACAAGGCTATGCCGAAAGCAGAGATGCAGCGGCTGTTCGAGATACAGGTAAAGAAGTTAATTAATGCTGTTGGTAAGAACGACGATACAACTGATTTGTTTAATGAGTTAAAAAGAAACTACGGTTGGATTGGTCCAGAGTATACGCAGTGGGTGATAAACAACAAAGAAGAAGCCAAGCGCACCGTTGAGTCCGTCAAGCGCAGAATAGACGCTGCGGCAGGGCTAGGACCAGAAAACCGATTTTGGTCAAACGGCAACGCTGTAATTCTTGCAGGTCTTATCATAGCTAAGAATCTTGGGTTCGTTAACTACGACGTGGGTGCTGTGTATAAGTGGGTAGTGAAGGAACTGATTATACGAAACAACTTCGTCAACGACATCGGTGCATCGGTATCACAAACACTCAACAACTACTTGTCAGAGAACTACAACAATATGTTGAAGATAGAGAGTACGCAGGACTTACGTGGTAAGCATGACAACGGCCTGGATCAACTTGTACCTATTTCGGCATCGCCAAGAGGCTTCTTAGTTGCACGGTACGAGCCTGACACAAAGCTGCTGTTCCTACGTATCAAGCCATTTAGAGAGTGGTGTATAGATCAACAGATAAACTATGCTAGTCTTGTGGACGATCTAAAAGATAAGCTGAACGCCAAGCGTATAAAGAAACGTTTGACCAAGGGCACAGACTTTAATCTGCCACCAGATTGGGTGTTGGAGATGAAATTTGAAGAGCTAGATGAGGGCAGTGATGGATCAGAAAGTGATGAAGCTTGATGATTTGAACCCTGACGGGCTTCGGATCACAATAAACTGGGACGCGATGGACGTAGGGTCATCTATATTTATACCCTGCATCAATACCGAAAAAGGTAAAAAACAGCTAAAAAGTGTTGCAAAAATGAAAGCATGGGAGCTTGAAGTACAAATTTGTGTTGAAAACAAAAAACTTGGTTTACGTGCATGGAGAACTGTGTGATATACTATATCTGACAACGTCCTCCAGATGTTGTTCTCCATTGTTATACTGACCCCTACATCTTGTGGGGGTCTTTTTTATTCTAGATCATATTCTTCTAGGCTTTCTAGCATACCATCGGTGAAAGATACTCCACCGCGCATTTTTCTAGACATTTGTAAGAACGCTTTAAACGATCTTTCTTTTGCTTCTATAGTTATCAACTCGTCTCGTACAAACGCTTCTGGTATGGATGCGTTAAACTCAGAAATCAACTCGTCTACTTTCTGCACCTCTTCATAGTCACCTTCACGCATAGCCATGTTACGTTTCCGTAAGAGCTTTGTGCGTTTACTGTCTAGTGACGTTTGTTTACGTCTTTCGTTTTTGTTTATTTCAAGCCGTTGTATATAAGCCTGCGGCGCAAATCCTGCGAGCTGCATTGCCACATTGTACGGGTTGATATCTTCAGTAATTGCATCTCCACGTCGAGTCGTCGCTCCCTCAGTTGCAAATCTAAAAGACTTCATACCGTTACGGACAGACGCAGGGACCATAGATTCTACGCCTCTATACCACTCTCCTTCGTAAACATCACCCATACCACGTTCAACACTTAACCCTACACCAATTACTGGGCCTCCTAGTTGTTCTATCAACGTCCACAGATTACTCTGATCTTTGTCTATGATTGGTGCACGATAAAGCAAGCTGTTCATCGAAATACGATTAGCTAGATCTACGCCTAGCATCTCATTAGCAAGACCACCGTAAATACCTTCTCCTACAAACTTACGTGTAGCTGCCTCGAAGTCATCTTCGTCTTCATCTGCAAACATGTTGTAGAGTACACCGATTGCACCCATCATCGGCATGCCACCAAGTCCTGCAAATATACCTGTGGATACAAGAAAGTTACGTCCTGCTGCACGTGCAACCTTTCTGTCACTAGCTATGGCTTGCGCTTCTTCACGAGAAACATCCATGTCAGCCATTATTTTATTTATATTAGTCGTGCCTGCTGATTCTTTGGCTAACTTCGCCATCATATAATATTTGCTGATTGCAAATCGTTTAAACAAAAATGCTACGTTACCAACGGCATTTTGTGCTATGATTGGACGCCCTGCGGAAGCAGTTGCACCGAGAGTAAACTCTGTAGAGTCTATAGCTTCTTGAGCTGCATCACGGTAGTCAGCTTCAGTAAGATCACCTTTCTCTCGTTTAAGTTTCTGTACTTCCAATAAGTATGCGGCTACTAAAGTAGTCTCACGATTAAATCTTTCTGAGTGATGAAACATAAAGCTAGAAAATTTATTAAAAGTTTCTAGTGGTGCACCGCGACCCATCTCCAGATTTTCTTGTGTCATGGACTGATTAAACTGTCCCTGATCTGTACCCATCGTAAGTAATATGTCCCCACGATTTTCTTGCAATACGGAAGGTAAACTATTTAAATCATAGTTAGCGCCTGATTTACCGAACATACCCATGTTAACTTCTTGTTCAACAAGTTGCCCATCAGCCCCAGTTACCATAACAGTTCTTGTTTTAGGTGCGCCCATAAACAATTTGGAAGCTGTGCCGAATGCTTTGGAAGTAGCACGAATACCATGTTTTCCTGCGAGCACAGGCATAGCACTCATAGCTACATCAAAGAACGTTATAGCTGCGGAGGAGAAGTTAAGCCCCATAGTATAACCAAATCCAAGGCTGTTAACTATTTGAGAAGTACGATTTATGTCTGGGCTTTGTGCAAACGTAGCTATCTGTGCAAGCTTACCTGCCATCATTGCTGTGCGTGGATCTTGATCGTACTTGCCACTCGTTAATTTGTTCTTGAATCCAACAAGCTCTGCGCTTGCTTTCATTTGTACAAGCTGCCTGTTTAGGTCACGACCCTTTTCTTTCATCATAGTGTAAGCATCAAACTCTGTACCACCTATACCAGTCGGTGTGGTATCTCCGATAAACCCACGTACATTCCCACGCTTACGAAAGCCTTGTAAGAAAGAGCGTTCTGGCATGGCGTCTAATACAAGATCTATTACCTCACTCATTGCTTCTTTAGATACATTTTTTTCATTTAGCGTGTCAAAAAGCTCGCCCACAAATCCAGGTGAAGGATTGTTCTCATACTCAAATCGTTTTGAAGCCGAAGTTATAGACAGATCACTAGCTCCTGCGTTCTCCGCTGCCTGCAATGCTTGTGTCGCTTTACGCTCTGTAGGATAGTATTCTACAAAACGCTCTCCTGTTTGGTTAGGATTTGAATTTTGCGGATCGGGAGCAGTGTAAGATAATCGATACGCCCCTTTACGCATCAAAGGGAAGTATGGTGTGATGGTGCTGCTTTGCTTTTGCATCATGTCCTGTATCTTAGCCATCGCCGACTTACGTTGCTCTAGGTTAGGGATCGTAGCATTTAAGCGTATGTCTAACGCTTCCATTATCTCTTTGTATGTATCCTGAAAGTAATTACGCATCTGGCGATAAAACGCCTGCCCTTCAGGTTTTAACTTATTATATTCTGCTCTTAGCTGATCGTATTCGGCAGAGCGTTCCTTGTCGTTACGAATGTCTTTCATGTACTCTATATCGGTACGAGACGGATCAACCTGTAGGTAGGTGCTACGCGGTATGAGGTTGTTTAATATCTTTGCTTTGTCTTTGTTTTTGCGTTGCCACTTATGGAGATTGAAAAGAATAGAGTCTAGCATCTCTGACTTTTTCCTTAACGACCCACTCATTGTGTTTATTATGGTGTTAAGTTCTCTAGCAAACGGAATGAATTTTTTAGCTTTGTCTGTCAAGATGTTTACAGGTAGAGTGTTTAAGAACCAACTTCGTAGTGTTCGTGACGCTCCTTCGTTAAACATAACGTCTGCGCTGTCTGCAACTGAGTTGCGAATACCTTCAGGCACAACACTTGCTGCGCCTCTGGCTAGGTTCTTTGCCCCAGTCTTTGTACCTGCTAACATAAGCATAGAAGGAGCTGCACGTGTAGCAGGTGATGGAGAAAGCATACCATCTATAATGCGATTAACTTCAGATAAAGCAGTGGGGGAGGGAGACAAACCTAATACTTTACGGACGATACGTTTTATTGCACCTGTGAACTTCTCCCAACCTGTCAGTCTACCCCCATCTACTTTTGTAAGAGCTAGTGCACTTTGAAACTCTGGGTTGCTAAATGCTTCAGCGACAAACTCATCTAAATTTGTCGTGCCATACACCTCGCCAAACTGCTCTCGCACGTTGTCAAATATTGCTTGTAGCTGTTTAGTCTCAGGTAGTGAGGGGTTAGCTATCGATGCCGAGGTAGCTGCGTGGGTCATCTCATGCAGTATAGTATGCACGTTCATCCCGTTATTAGCATCGATAGAGATTGTGTTTGTCTCAGGCTCAAACATTCCTGCGGTGTTGCGCCCTGTTACTTGTGATAAATTATCAACCACTCGCACTTGCGTATCGCCTACAACAGCCCCTAGTTTAGCTGCGATCTCACGAATACTATCTATTTGATTGGTTACAGCTATAGCATCTAATGCCCCACGTAAATTACCGTTCATAAGTGCGCTGCGTACACTAGGCAGTAATGCAATGTCTAATCCATGTACTGCATCTGCATCTAGGTACAGACCTAATTGATACGAATAATTATAGCCATCACGATACTCTTGTATCTGTGCAGGGGTCATCGTGTCTATTTCAGCCTGTGTAAAGTTTAGTCCTTGTGGGTCACGTAAGTATTTTTTAAACGCGACTTCTAGATCAGGGATGATCTGCTTCTGCTCTGGCATTGCTTCAATCTGAGCAGGTATACTTGCTACAAGATTGTTTTGTTTTACAATCTCATCTACTTGCCGTTTGTATGCCAGATTCTGAGCATCACGAAAGTTTTTAGCTTCTTTTTTAGCTGCGCGACCTGCTTCAATTTCTTTGTCAGAGGGGTTAAACTTAGATGTATCTTTACGTGCTCGTTGTGCGGCAAGGGCTACACGACTACTAGCTTCTTCTGATAAGTTAAGCTGTACCCACTTACGTGCAGCAAGAGCTTTACTTTTTGTCATCCCCGTATAGAAAGCAAGCTCGTCAGATGAGTATAGTTTTTTAGTATATTGAGTAGGACCAACAACCTCCATACCACCTATTTCTTCTAAAGCATCTATGGGGCGACGGAATCTATCAAAAAATATTTTGGCGGCTTTAGCTTCTTCTGTTAGTTGGTTTTTCTGAGTGGAAAATAGATTTAAGATAGCTTGTTTATCATCTGCGTTAGTAGAATCGGGTTCTTGACTCTCTAATTGTTGTTCTTCGTAATACTGACGTGCGACGGCGGTATCTCTACCTTCTTTATTATTAGCAGGTTCTAAAACAAAACGATCATTTAGAGCTTGCTGCGCTGCAACATTTAGTTCTTGCTGCGCTTGCACATCTACTTCAGGTGCAGCTTCTTGCGTTGTTTCTGTCCTAGGTACAGGCGGAATGCCTTCAGGTATTGGCCCTAACTGTGCGTCGACTGCTGTTTCTTGTCCTAGTGGTAAAGCTGTACGTCTTAGTGTATCTGGCTGTTCTCTTGCTGCCACAACAGGTGGCACAGTATCTCCCCTATCTGTTCCCACTCCTTCTGTGTCAGATGATGCAGAGTCTTCGGTACTCGGATCTCTACTTCCTGCCCGTCCCGTTCCTGCCACGCCAGATCCACTACTCTGAACGCTTGCTCTAGCTCCTCCTGTAGTAGTGCTATCTCCTCCTGCATCTATATCACTCCTTGGCTTAATAAACCCAATGCTGTCTGTGCCTGGGAAGTTTGCATAGTCGTAGCCACGTCCTTTCATAACAGCTTTTACGGTTTCGCTTTCAGCTCCTCTTCTATTTACATATTTTGAAAGGCGATCCACAATTTCAGGGTCGTCAAGAGATCTGCCACTTAGGTCACCTTTTGTTGCGGCTTTTAAAAGTGGCGCTGTAGCTCGTGTAATGCCGAGCACGTTTTTTACATAATCAGGTGTGAATACCTCTTCTGCAAACAACTCACCTTGTACTGGTTCTTTACCCACTTCAATCTGTTGACCAGTCTGCTCGCTTTCAAGTGCTGCGGCACGATCTTCTTTTGGTTTGTCTTCTAAGTATTCTTTTGTTTTTTCCGTTGCCTTCTTTGCGACTTTTTCTTCTTCACGTGTAACTTTGTTAACAGCATTCTGCTCTTCTTTGCTTAGTGCATCTGCGGATACCGTATCGCCTGTTGTAGCTCCTGTTACAGCCGAATCTTCTGCAATCTCTTCTTTTGTCTTTTCTGCTTTACTCTTTTCTGGTTTGGGGTCAGCTTTATTTTTTGCATCTTTTTCTTGTGCTGCGGTAATCTCCGATTCTGGAAATAACTCGCCTTGTGCTTGATCTTTTTGTAACTGAGGAGCTGTTTGTATGCCCTGTGCAACGTTCGTGCCCTGACCACGGGTCGTACCACCTGTTTCAGTGTCTGGATCACCTTCTCCGATAGCACCAAATGTAGCTCGTGTGCCACCACCGATAAGACCACCTGCGATGGCTGCTTCACGGTATTCTGCAATTGCATCATCACTATCTATAGGAAGCCCCGCTTGTGATCGCTCCATCATCTGTTGACCAACTTCGGTCAAGCCTTCAGTTGTAGCACCGCTGCCTACACGTGAGGCTGTACGGGTAAAAATAGATTTTCCTAGAGAACGAAATGCACCACCTAACAAGATCTTGTCAGCAACACCTTCAAGGACGGCTTGACCAAACGTGGCTTTAAGAGCGGCTCCAACATCAACGGATGCTTTTTTACCTGCTGCTACTTCATCTTCTTGACGTTGGATGTTGTTACCAAACAAGATCGGTGCTGTTGCTGCACCTGCGACTGTAGCACCTGCAACAAACGGCGCTGCTGCACCTAAAACAGGGGCAACAAGTGGCGCGGCTGCTGTACCTACTACGGCTGCACCTAGACCAATACCAAGTTGCGGTATTTGCTCACCAACAACTTCTCCTGCGTATTGCAACGCGGAACCTACGCTATCTACGTCTGTTGACTGTAATCTTTTAGGTTGTTCGAGAGATAGTTCACCTAGCTCTTGTTGAGCACGTTCTTCTAAACCTTCGCCATAGTTTTCAAGAAACTCAAGCCCAGACCGCTCACCAATAGTGCCTATCGTCTCTCCAACAGCACCTTTTACTTGTTTTTTACCACGAGCAAAACCACGGCTTATAGCTGTACCATCATCAACTTCTTTAGGAGGTTCGCCAAAAGCATCTTCGTAACGAGTAATAAAATCAGCGCGATCTCTTTCTAGTACAGCAGCTAATTTAGCAAACTCTGCATCAGTTGGTACGCCCCCTGCAATATTTAAATCGTAGCCTATTCCAGTTGTGGGGTCGTCATACTTATAAACGCCCATATATCACCCTACTTGTGTTCGCCCACTTAATGTGGTTGTTGACATGTCAGAAGTTGCAGGAAACTGACTAGCAACCCTATTAAAAATTTCCTCGAATGTTGCTTGTGCTTTATCAAGAGCATTTTTAGCCAATAGTTTTTCTGGATCTGTTCTAGCGAATTGCAAAGCAGTTCTAGCATCATCTACTTGACTTGCTGCGGCGGTTACTAAACCTACAGGAGCATTTTTAGCAGATCCTTTTAAGCGAGCTAACGCTGCTTTTAATGTTGCGTCGCTACGAATGTTTGCGGCGTCAAGTGTTGTTTGGTTTCTAGCATCGGCTATGTTCATGCTTGCTTGTAGTTTGAGCATATCTGTTTCAAAAGCATCCATACCTTTTTGTGACTCGCGTAGAGATGCTAACCCTGCTTTACCACCTTTACCGATGCCTTCACCGAAAGTTGCTGCTGGACCCATCATAGCAAACCCTGCTTCTGCTAGTGCTAACCACTTATTCTGGTCTGCTCTTTTTCTACGATCTGCTAATAACTTAGAAATCTCTGACTCAGCAGAACCAAAACCCGCGCCGCCTGCACCGCCGTCAGTAACCGAGTCAAGTATCGCTATGGGGTTAGGTTGATCAAAACTATCTTCTTGATTTTGTAACGCTTCTTCTGCTGTTTTGGATTCTTGCTCTTCTGCTGCTTTTTGATTGGCGGCTTCAGCTATTGTAGTAGCAACGTCTTCTTGCATGCCTTCACCTAGCGGCTCTAATCTAAGCATACGCTCTAATTGCTGTCGCCTCGCTACCGCCTCTGGATCTGTGTACCCCCCATATATATCTTCAGATAGGCTACCACCTTGAACTTCAGCCAACCTTCCAAGAACAGTCTTGCCTTCCATTGATGGGTCATCAGCGGGTACATCTGTTGGATATGAGTAGCCTTTTGTTGGATCATTGCTAAAATTATCACCACTTAAAGTAGAAGAGCTAGGATACTGTCCTGCAAGTTCGGCATCGTTAGGAAAAGCACCTGAAGCAGTGGGGTTGTACATCGCACCAGTTGGGAATGACCCTCCAGGGACTGCTCCTCCTTGGAATCTTGGTTTCTGGTTAGTAAGATACTGCATCAGTTCATCTTTACTATACTGATCTGCTGCTTCATACCCACCACGTTCTGTTTGAGCTTGAAGCATAAGATCTAGCATATCAACACCGCCAGTAGCAGTGTCAGGGCCGATGCCTGCTGTATCTAGTATCTCATTCATTCTTTTTATTTCGTCTTTTGTTTGACCAACAGTCGTTCTACCATAACTGCCAATAGTAGGATTAGTGGGAGAGCTAGGATCTTTTAATTCGCTATCTAGTATAGCTTGCCCTGCTTCTGAAGCCGCATCTGGATCTATTATGTAAGGATCTGACTCACCAGGGAGGTTAACACCAGGAAGATCAGACCTACGACTCGCTAAAAATTTAGCTAACTGTTGAGCAGGGTCTGTATCTGCACCGCGAATAGGCAGCTCAGAAAATGAATTATCTGTAACAGGAGGTAAGAAAGGTAAGCTGCCAACTCTTGATATATTATTTAGATTAGGAGATTTTCCTTGATTGACTAGTTGATCCATTTCTGAAGATATAGGATTAGGTGTAAAATCACCAATATCTGCACTAACATCGCTTACAAAAGGACTTTTATAGTCTGTTGGCTTGTTTATTTCTGAGATGTTAGGAGACATTGTTTTTGGAGAGCCATCAAGATTATGTGTTTCTCCATACATTCTCATCCATGTAGATCTATCACGAGGGTTTGGAGAGTTGTCAGGGTATGGTTGTACAGGCTTGCCGATGTCTTCTTTCCCACGACCAAAACCAAAAACGCCATCAAGCAATGCAGTTATCCCACCTTCAGCCATTTTAAGAGTGCCACCATCCGCTGCCATCTGTGGTTGAGGTGCACGTGTTGCCTGCATTGGTGTGGCTTGATCTATACCTGTATCTTGTGACAGGGCTGTGTTTGGCGTTAATGCACTTGCTAGTGTCATCAGACCTTCTTGTGGCACTCCTACGCCCGTAATCATTTCTTCTGCTACAGTAGACGTGTTAGATGCTTCTTGACGCTTGTAGTCATCACGCATACGCTTACGTCTTTGCAGCTCTGTTAAAATTAGATACTGAGGTATGTCATTTATAGGTTGGTTATATTCTTTTAATAAATTGTTGTCGGAATAATCTTTTAGGCTTTCTTGAAGGTCAATTATGTTCATCCTGTTAGCCCCTTATAAAGTCCTAAGGCCGAAATGCCTGCGCCAAGAGCCGATGATAATGGATTGTAAGCAGCCATTCGTTGCTGATCTACGTTCGGCGTCACTGGTATGCCTTTCAGAAGTCCTGCAAAACGTTCATATTGCTGTTGTGGATACTCACGCTGACGCAAGAAGTCTTCGTATGACAGATCAAGACGACCTTGATCCTCTGCACGGATGTCACGACCAACGGTGTCAAGTAGCTGTGCGCCTTGTATATCAGAAGCACGTTGACGCTCACCTAGACTTGCTAGACCTGCACCCATATTAGCAAACTGTTGCCCCATACCGCCAAGTTGATTAGCTGCGCCTAGCGATGCCTGCTCTCCTGCAAGTAGTTGACCTATGCCAAACTGTCTATCTGAACGATCAGCTTCAAACTGACGAGACGCTTGGTCAAATGCCTGTTGCTGTCCCAGAGCTTGTATATCTCCAAGCTGTCTTTGCAATCCTTCTTCTGCCAACGCATCAACAACACCTCTGCGAGAACCACCAAATGCACCTGCGCTTACAGCGTCTGCGTCTCTTCCTGCTTGAGACCTATCAAAATCTAGTCTTGCTTGCTGTTTCTGAACATCCACAACATTCTGCATATACGGAGACATGTATTGCTGTACCGCACCACCTGTAAAAGTTGTAGGGTCGTATTGTCCTGCTTGACGTAAACGATTTACTGCTTGATCTGTGTACCCAATGCCACGTCCAGAAGCAGACATACCCATTCTGCCTGCCTGCATGGCTTCTGGCATACCTGCGATACCCTGTTGAGCAATGCCTCGTGTCATGGCACGAGATGCACCTATATCGCCGTACATGTTAGACGAAGTTAGTCTTTCTCCAGGATATGGTTGATAGTTAGATTGCCCCGTATAAGGATTGAACGGTGACATAGCATCTTCAGCGCCCTGAAGCGTCCTACGAAAGTACGGATCAGCGTACTCAGGTAAGCTTGTGGTGCGTGACATAGTATCTGTAGGTACTTGCTGACTGCCTTTGCCGCCCATTTTACAACTCCATTCGGTAAGCTATGTACTCAGGATAGAACCCATACTTCTTTAACGCTCTACCCCAAGCTTTTCTTCCGTAACCTTCTAGATGGCTACAGTCTAATTCATTTGCGTAACGCTTCATAGTGTCAATCAACTGATTTTCCCATTCTTTCATTTGCGTTCCGCCTACCCAATCTAAGGCCAGTGCTTTCCGTTGAGGATATACTATAAGTCTTGTAGTAAATGCGGCTATTATCTTATCATCGTCATCTAATACAACCCAAAGAATATAAGTACCACTAAAAACTCCGTTTAATATATCAATTACATCTGATTTGTTTTCAACGGTATCTACAGCTTTGCTTAATATTCCTTCAACATCCTTCCATACACGGCCCACTGCCTCTTCAGGCACTAAGCTAATTCTCACTTATCCCACCATTTGTTCAAGTTTATTTGGTGCATCCTCTTCAGCACGGTTAACAACATCAAGAAAACCACCACCATATGCCTTTTCTAACGCATCAGTAGTTTTCTTCCTCAGTACAAACTCTCCATCAGACAACAGAACATCTTGTTCTCCCTCAAGTGTTGCAGGAACCATATCGTCAACCCCAGAACCATCTCCTGGACCTTCAACCATTCCCTGTTCGCCTGCTGCAAAGCGTTCTACAGTCTCGTCAAACTCTCCAGACTGCACCTTATCGACAAGGTTGCGTAGTGCTTCCTCACCATACTTCTGAACAAACATAGCTAACGCTATTTCCGATTGGTCAGACATTCCTTTTATTGCTAGAATAGCGTTCATGATGAGATCTTTCTCGTTCATGCCTGTTTCTTCCATCATCGCATCGGCATCGGCTTCGCCACCTTCGGCAAAAGCCATTATGCCACCATCTGCATACGTGTATGGGTATTGTGGAGTACTGCCGTCAGGACGTGGTGGACGTTGATAATTAAAGTAGTTTGCTTCCCCAAAGCCACCTGCATACGGATTAGGATTAAGTGTCCGTATCATCGGATTCGGCATAGGTGCTGACCCTTTACTAGCCTCTTCTTCAGCTACGCGGTTCTTATATCCCTCCTGCATTAACTGCATGTCAGTCATAGTCTGACCTATCATCCCAGGCATAAAGGCTTGTTGACTTGCTGTAAGTGCTCCTCCTTTAGTGGCGTTTGGAGTGCTGCCGAAGGGCATAGCCGCACTAGCTGTTTCTGATCCGAGAAACTTAGTAACTAAATCAGACGGAGCGCCTGCTACAATAGATGATGCGGAGGGACTTGGGCCTAATGTAGCTTCTAGAAATCCAGGTTTTATTGCTGCCTCTGCGCCTTGTGCTGCGTTAATTGCGGTTGTGCTAGTTGAGCCAGACAGACCGCCAAGCACCTTACCACCAAGAAAAGACGCCATACCTGTTTGTATGCCTTTGCCTATATCTCCCGTCTGTATAAAGCCACCTAGACCTGCTCCTATTCCTGCTAGTGCAGGTGTTGACAGAGCACCAAGAGTAGCCCCAAGCGCACCTGAACCTGCTAGTGCGGGCAACCCTATGCTAAATAACAGTGGAAGAACCATTTATATCTCCAAAAACTTAGTTAAACTGTAACACCAAAAATTTAAACTGGCAATTATGTTAACCATCCGTATATCTTATTCGTTTCTTCTTTACGGTGCTTCAACCCGTTGTAGCCACCGTTTACTCTTTTTGTGATTGTTTTTATAACTTCGTCGTTAACGCCTTCATCACATATTTCCCATAGTTTATTTCTATGAAAAAACCAAATAGCTGACTCCATAGGATATTTTGTAGCTACAAGATCAGGATCTTTCATGATCTCTGGTAAATCCATGTCCGCTGCAAACTGAGAATAATTATTTTTTCCAGTACATTGTAAAAATCCGCGTCCCCGCCACAGATAGCCCTGTCCAGAATTGCCCATCCTGTCACCGTATACACGATCAGCTAGAGCCTGCGGGTTACGAGCACAGCTTTCGGCATCGCTTTCAGACTTAAAGTATTTGCCAAATACTCCTAGTATAGATTCTTTGCTATAGTTAAGGTTTTCTTGTGTATAACGAAACGTACCACTCTCGTGAACAAGTTGTCCTAAGAAGTGCGACCCACGCTCTGGGTTTAAAGCGTAGTGATCACAGATCTTCTTTGCAGTGTTAGGCCCAAACGAACCATCAGGTGTAGATCCAATCTTTTCCTGTAATGTCTTTAGTGCTTCACTCATCTATAAACTCCTTCGTGCCGCAGACACGTTCATAGACC